AGGTAACCAGATCAAATTCCCAGCCATGATTCATTACAATGCCGTCATTGCGATCACGACGAACGCTTGTTACCAACTTCAAAGCCTGATTTTTAGCTTCAACTGCCTTAGGATCATCTTTGTTATCCAAATCTAACCCTTCAGGCGCAGTGACAACAGGCAACCCGGCTAAATCTCTTTCAATGCCGATACCTTCAACTTCTTCTATGTGCTTCTTAAAATACCACGGACGATAAGCGCCTCGTAGAAAAGACACACCCTCCGGGTTATTGTTAACCGCACTGGTACGGAACAGTAAACAGCGTTCCATAGGAATAAAAATTCGATTGGCGTCTGTCTGCTGCCATACTCCTTTTATTTCGTCGTGATTATCAAATTCCCATTGATATAAAGATGTTTGACGCCGACCAGGTAATTTACGCCAGCCAATACGCCCATCGCTAAATTGACTGTTTCTGGTAAGATCATTCGTTTTTCCCGCGCGCTTCTTATATACAATTTCATGTAATGAAAAGCCATAAGGAAAATACGAAGTAAGCTCGTCAATAAAATCCGACCAGGTCTCGCTCATGTCGGTTCGACAACTATCCACAAAAGAAGCACACTCTACATCGGCTTGTGCGCTGGAGGCCGGCTCAACACGCCAAGTTACCTGACGAATTAACATTCGACAGCAAAATAAAATTGCTGTAATGACAGGATCATTACTGGACATTTCTTGATAAATATCACCAGCATAGGGCCACTGTAATTTACGAACAAACTCTTCGTAAACATAACCGCCCATCTGCTTTAGTCCGGAACGTCCTAACTCATTAAAAACAGGAGCTCCTGCAACTTGCTTGTCAGCCATTTGATAACCTCCTTCCTACATCCCAAAACGGGAAAAATAATTCTGCCCTGTAGCTACATTCCCGAATAAACCCTCATCTGTGGTGTCATCGTCTAACCAGCGACTTGTTTGATTCTCAGATTCCTGCACAATCGTGGGCGCACCAGGGATGCTTACACTGCCAAGCTGGCTTACACAACCCGATAAGCAATCAACCATATCATCATGAATGCCACCAGGAAAACTTTCAAGCTCATCATAGAATACATCTAAATTACGGCATCCACGAAGGATTTTAATGTTGCCATTGCTGGCGGCCGCACTAGCGATGGAAGCTCGATCGACTTTTGAACCAGAAGACGGAATTCCGGTGTATGCATACCCTTTAAGGATTCCGCGACTCTTAGAGCTTATTACAGAAAGACCAGAAGAGCCAGGTTCTTGCTCTTCGTAAATTGGAACGCTGAATCCGTCATGAACTGCGGTACTATGTTGTAGGGCATCTGTGCCGGCAGGGTCCTTACGGACACGAATTATGTCTTCGATGTAATAAATGCCATTGGTCTCACTGACTTTTAAGCTGGCTGTGTAGTCGGGTTCACCTGACTTGTTTTTCCTTTTTGCTTTTTCTTCATCAGTTGCGGCCATATCCCACCAACGAATTGTTTTGCGATATGCTGGGGCAACGTCCACAACTTCAAACCAACCGCGCTTAAACATATTGCCCTTGCGGATGATAGACCAGTCACCTTCACGAAGACGGGCCCTGGTAACCGGATCCAGGTTATTTAAGGTTTTTTCGTAAGCAACCTTATCCAAATATGGGTTGTCATCAAGGCCGGCTGGGATAAATACGCGTCCTACTTGGGGTCCTTCGATGATGAATCTATCCCGTACCCATTCGCCGCCACCGTCGTCTGGAGGATTGCTTGCTCCACGTACTCTTAAGGGTACTGTAGAACCCTTTAAGCGACGCAGACGAGAAAACATATAAATATAACTTGCCAAGGCAATGTGCGTTAACTCATCAAAGCCAATGAACTGATACTCGCCGCCCTGATAGTTATACTTGTCGTTGAGATTCTCCAAATAACCAAATTGGATTGTGGAGAGTGGTATTTTAGTTCCCTCCAGGAAGAAAGTGAATTTTTTATCTTTTTCGTCCCAGCGAACTTCTTTATGTGGAAGTAACCACTCTTTGGCACGATCCATCAAAGCTCCTGGTTTAGTTAAGTCGGCATAGGTTTTACGAAAGAGAATTGCAGAATAACCCGGAATGTCCACATACTGTAAGGCACCCATCAACAAGGCGTCGCTTTTGCCGCCACCCGCACTACCGCCGTAAAAAGCCTCTTCACAGTCCAGCAACAGGAAGGCGGCCTGCTTGGCGGTAGGTATGTGCGGGATATATTTTGTCATCCTCGGGGTGAGGATTTTCCTTAAGGCGGCCAGTTCTAAATTGGATAATTGATCCAAACGGATCTGTCCAAGTGAAACCTGTGCGAGGCGCTCATTCAGATATTCCGGATTGATCGCTACCATCCTCAATCACCTCCGAATCAACGTCAATGGGCTCTTTTGCAGCACTATCCAGCGCTGAATCCAGAGCACCGCTGCGCTGCAGCACAGACAGGATACTGAGTAATGTATCCGGCTTCTTCATGTCCTCTTGAAGCCTCTGTCCAGCTTCGGAATTCTTACCTGCATTATTTACTTGCATAGGTCCTGTGGTATTATTTGTCTGGTTAACAATAGAAAGCACCGGCCCCGAAGAAACGGGAGCAGCAAGCTGCTCCGGTTTATCTCCAGGAAGACCGGTGCTAATACGTTCATATTTAAGCCCAAGCTCTAACAACTGGATAGCTTCCTTTGCGGATAGCTTATTGGCATTCTGTTTCAATGCCGCAAAAGCCTTAGCTGTAAGAGACTGTGCAATTTTGGTATGGCGATCTAACATCAGCCGTTGTTTGATAACCTGACGTTGTCTTTGTGTTTCGGCCATCCACGTATCGTAGAAAGCTGCACGAAGACTCCAGTTGTACACGTGCGCCAAATAATTGACAGTACGTTCCGCCAATTGGACTGCCCGTGCGAGCCCGGAAAGAGATCTTGAAATATAAAGAGCATCTGCCTCATTGTAGAAGGCATAACGCATATCACGATAGATCTTGAACAGGTTGTAGTAATCAACGCGCTCCCACTCCTGACGTTCCCACACAGGACGTCCTTGGATCGTCGGAAAGTTGTCAATCAGTTGGAACGCATGCATGCATTCTGTGATTTGAGGATCACTCAGATCGTCTAACGACGTGGCGTAAGGGATCAACCCAGCGAGCATCAGTGGATCCACGATACCGTAGTAACCGCCAAAGTCGGCCGCGTTGTTGTCGAAGTACGTAAGCTTTCTTCCACACTCCTCCTGTAGCCTTGGGACAAACCACGCTAAACGTTGGAAGAGCTCGGACAAGTGAAATACTTGCAATCCACGGAATTGTTCGATGTCGGCCGCGGATAAGTTCAGAACAGCGACTGTTTGCGTACCAGCGGGCATTTCGCATTTGCTGGTAAGCAAAGATTCCGCCGTAAGAACACCCTTTTGGGTGGAATCTGTGTTTTTGTTGCCAAAGGCTTTATCTGTTAACGTCAGTAATTCATCTGCATCGCTCGCTTTATCGGCGAGGTCCAAAAAAGCAAGGAGTTCTTTAGTTTCTGAGGTTTGGGGTGTATTTTGGCTGATTTTGAGCATATTTTGTGTGGATCCGCTTAAAGCCGCAGTTGCCATAGCTAAAGTCACTCCTTTCTGCGATGAAGTTGTTGTTTTGACGAGAAAAAGGTTGGATTTTGATTAAAAGGTTAGATTAAAGTGTATGGTAAAGGGTCATTTGGAATGACCGGACTAAATAAGTCACCGTATTTATCTCTATATTAATATAATATCAAGAGACACTTTATTTTGTACGAGGGGAGACATAAAAACCCACTTTTTGAACAAAAATAAAAAGATAGTTCCGTTTGCTGTATCCTCCAAAGATTATTTGATTTCTATCGGTGTAACCCCATGATCAAATTTAATCTGCGTGTGTGTATTTTTACACCCCTGTTTAAACAGCGCAAAAGGTTATTTGGAATAGCCTTTTTGGGATTATGGTAGGTGGGATTATACGCAAGGACGCTCGGGGGCCCGGTTTTGAGAGGCAGGGGGCTGATGCTTTTTTGAAAAATAATCTAAAATAAGGGTTGCCATTTATTTAAGAAAAGCGTATAATAATATCATAAGAAAGGGTTAAGCCCCTTAAATTTGAAAGGTAGGTAAATCAAAATGACTAAGAATGAAATCAATTCCGTTATCAATGCAGAGGGTAGCAAAAGCAAAAAGATGATCGAAATGTACAATGGGGGTATGGACATAGGGTCCATCGCAAAGGCAATGAGCGTCCGCTACAACTTCGTCTACAACGTCGTATCGAATGAGTGTCGCAAAGCCGGTATCGAAGTACGTACGACGCGTAAGCAGGGGGAGGTTAAGGACTCTATCATCACATTGATCAAAGCGGGAAAGACTAACGCGGAGATTAGTAAGGAGTTAGGTAAGAACTATAACTACGTATTCAAAGTACGTAAGGAGTATGAGGCTACTAAGGCCTAATATCTCCCCGGGGGGTATATAGAGGATCGTTATATACGGTCCTCTATTATTCTATTGGTATATCTGAGACGATAAAAGATGCGCCCTGTAACTATAAAAA